CTGCGGCTATAACTGCTGTGGCAGTATCTGTGGCTGCAATAGCCTGCTGTACTTCTGTAGTTGCTGTAGCGAGTGCTGAGTTAACGGCTTGTTGAGCAGGACTTACCACAACTTGTTCTTGATTGTCCTCAGCATAAACCTCTTGAGACATGCCAAATACAAGGAAGAGAGTAACAACTCCTCCACATAAAATAAGTCTTCCAATATTACGTACTACAGATAGTGCTGCGAATGGACGCAGTATTTTCAATTATTCCCCTCGGAATGTTAAAGCCCAACTATATTATAGCGGCTTCCAATTTCTATTTATAATGAACTTGCTTGCAGTGTTCTGTGAGTTAACTGACTCACCCTGTACGCCTTTACCAGGTGATGCCCAAGTAACGATACTTGGATTTGCTTTTGATTTATAACCTAAATTAGTATTAAAACTAAATTCTTGTTTTCTAGTTTTACGATTTGGATTTATAGTTAACGGTTTACGATTTAATTGAGCCATTAATCTAATCCTCCAACAAATCCTGCGGCAGTTCCGCCACTTCCTAGTCCACTATTGTTTGAAGCAGATTCACCTGAATCATTCATTCCTTGTTCTCTGCCAGGTATTGTTCCTTCACGAGGATCTGTACCAGAACTCATTGCACCAATCATGTACGGGTAGTTAGCAAACCAAAATCCTGCGCCCGAATATCCTGACTCACGTTTACGTCCAAATCTACGACGTTGTTTTTCTTCTGTGTTTTCTGCTTTATCAAATTGAGAAGATAGATTACCTGCCATTTGACTCACTCCATATCTTCCATATGTGCCACCTGGTCCGCCAAATATTCCTTTGCCAGTACGGTAGTAATCACTGCCTGCCATAATTAAATACTCCACTAGGGTCGTACACAACTATGGCTTGCGAAACTAACTTATTAGCAGTTCCTCTTGCGTGATGGCCACAAAAATAAAGTTCACCACTTGCCAGTGTGGCACGAACCATTGCTTGGGCTCCACATTTGTCGCACCTCTCAACTACTTCAATAGGCCTGTGCGTTTCTAAGGTAGTAGACATAACCCAATTATGCCCTGTTTACCAGGTAATGTACACTCATACCAGGAGGAGTAAAAATGAAACTACTAGAAGTAATTAAAGCGTTTTGGTGCAAACATATTGTTACTGAAAAAAGTTCATGCCCATTTACTGCTAAAACCTATGAAACGTGTGTTGACTGTGGTCAGATGGTTTCAGTAATGACTACCCATTCGTAATGCCGCTTTATTCATACGCATGTGTTAGTTGTGATATTGATTATGAAAAAGAGCGTGGCATCAATGATCCAGAAGGTAAGTACTTCTGTGAACAATGTGGCTACGCTCTAATTCGAGTTTACTCTCCTGTTACAGCCGTCTTTAAAGGTGGCGGTTTTTACAAGACAGATAATCGTTAGTTGTAGTTAGGGTCGTCTAATTTTGCTGCAGGAATTTCTTCCGCAACTGTTGTAACCTCAGCAACACTAGGGACACTTTCAGTAACAGTATTGGTTACAGGAGTAGCCACTGCATTAGAACCACTGCTACCAATAAGAAGACCAGCAAGTGTTCCTGTAATAAAGGTTGCTACGCTACCTAGTACATTAAAGAACATTTTATCGTTTTCAGACTGTCCAGTAATTGGTTGTGTAACAAATATAAGGGCATACATAATTCCAACAGCGGTTATAAATAGAATTGAACCTAATGTAATTCCTAATATAAATTTTAATCTTGCATCTAAATCTTGTGGTGATAATCTTTCTTTAGCCATTTTGTGTTCCTTCTATCTCTTTTTGACTAACCAAGTCTTCTGGACATGCCCCGTTGGCTGTACAGATTGGTGGTTTGCACTCTGCATTTTCCCAATTTGTAGGATCTTGACATGGATATCTGAAATGCCCATCATAGCCACAACTGGAGAGGAGGGCTGCCAAAATCACTGTAAAGAATATCTTTTTTAACATAGACCAATTATCAGTCCTGTTGGATGCCTAGTCTTTCTAAATACTTCTCTTTTTCGCTCATTATGTACTCTTCAATGCGTTTATATTGAATTTGAGTCTGTTCTTCAGTTGCTTTAACTTGTTCTTCAGTCATTTCTCCACTTAGTTCTTTAAAGGTTTGGACAGCAATGTCTAACTGATTTTTAATCAGGGCTGATTTTAATTGAGCCTGATTCCACAGGAATTCGGCATGTTCTTCTTTTCTTTGTTTTTTTTTATCTTGAGTCTTAGACATAGTCAAAGCCTACCATAAGTTTAGATGAGCAGTTTTTGCGTCCTCATGCTCAGGAGGCTCATATTAAGTTGTAGGGAAATACTACTTAATAGTCTTTAGTTTGTACCTCTTAGCCAACTTGTTATACAGGGCTTTTACATCTACAAGAGACTTTTTTAAAGCCGTTACAGAGGCTGTTAAATCGGCAATCTGCTTAGTAGCAGTTGCGGTGGCTGAGTCATAGGCTGCTTTATCAGCGGCACGACCAACCTTTTCTGCTGCAAGTGCTGCCTGGACTGCTGCTAACTCACCTGCAAGATCACGAATAGCAATGTTCTTGCTAACTGATCCAACAGGAGTTGACATGCCAGCAATTGCAGTAGCAACAGTTGCATAAACAATTACAGTAACTTGACCTGCTGCTGGAATTACAACATCAAATGTCTTAGTTCCGTTAGTTGCTGTAACAGTGTCAGTTGTTAAAGTAGTTGCAGAGGCTGTAGACCCATTGCTTACAACAGCATTGATAAATGCTCCACCTTTTAAGTTTCCAAATACATCGTATCCAGTTACCTTTAATGATTGAGTACTTCCAGCCGCTGCTGAATCAGGTGCAGTTAGTGCAATTGCATTAAGAGCACCAGCAGTTCCTTGCACGTAGTACGTAGTTGTATTTCCACGGATAGTTACAGCAACAGATCCTACCGCAGTTGTTTTTGTATAAACAAAAATATCAGCAGTAGTACCAGTTCCTGTACCAATAGAAAGACTTGCAGTTCCAGAAGATGCAGTAACTGGAGCAGTAGAAGTTGCTACGGCTGGTACTAATGTTGCATTTGTAGCAACAGCAGTAACAACTGTGCCTGTATCTAAGCCTGTTACGGCAATTCGTAATGCATCTGCTAAATCAACGCTGTTATCTGCTGGAACAGGAAGTGCTACAGGAGCGGTTGCTGCTGTGCCTCCAGTTGCTGCTGAACCGTTAACGGTCAGAGTTAATGTATTTGCATTTGCTGATGGAACTAAAAGAACTGTGCTTGTCAATGCTGCAGCACTAACAAGTGCGATTTTTTTCAGTGATATCACTTAGTTGTGTCTCCTTAAAATAGGCTCACGATGGAGTCTTTAAATACCTTATCTTCTTACATCTAATAAGACACTGAAGGAGTCGAAATGTTGTTGAAAGTGTTAAAAATAGTAAAAGAACAGTATCTACAATAGACGTTGTTATTTTAATACATGTTTATGTTTATATCAGGAGTAACTTTTATAAAGTGTAATAATCCTACAAAAGTTACTTAAGTTGTTCCTTTTCAATGTATGGACCTGAAGTAAAGGCTGTGAGTTTTGCAGCAATCTCCATAGCCTTCATTGGTTTAGCACCAGCATGCAGAGCACCTAAAGCATATGAAGCCCCAGAACCAACTGCATAGGTTCCATCCATACTTCTCATAACAGCCAAATCTTGATCAATATCAAACAACTCTCCACCAACAGCCATTAAGAATTGAAATCGTAATCCTTCTTTAGATTTGTCGTGGTCCTCATTAAAATCATATCCATTTTCAGTTAAACATTTTCTAAGGGAAGGCATAGCCTTTGCAATCATAAAGTGATAGACATCTTTAGAGTCTTTAGTAGTTAATTTTGGTGGATTCCAAATGTGTTGAGCAATATCGCAAGGAGAGACCTCTCCAGAACCAGCAATTATAAAATCGCCACGTTCGGTAACTTTTGCCATTTGTGGATGTCGATAGATGCGACCACTCTCATCCGTTACTTGATTATCTGCAAGTAAGATGCAGCGATCTTCGTACTGTACTCCGATGATGGTTGTCATGGGCACCCCTTCAGTAGAAAGCCCCCCAAGAATACCAGATGGTTCTTAGGGGGCCATGGGGGTAAAATGTCCGATTTATAGTAATTTGACCAGTTCTGCCCAAGTCTTGGGGCCAACAATTCCATTCGAGTCCAAATTGTCGTGATTGTCTTGAAATGCAATTACAGCCTTCTTTGTGGCTGGGCCGTAGTCTCCGTCAGCCATTAGACCAAGAGCACGTTGAACAACCTTGACGTTGTTCCCTTTACTTCCAGGTTTAATAGTTCCTGGGAAGGTTGGTGTCTCTGAAACAGGAACGCTTGCTTCAACTTCGTTACCAACGTAGTTAGGGCGACCAAATCCAACAATAGATACCATGACCTTCTTTTTATTAGATATGTAGCCACGAACCTTTTTACAAACTTCGCCACCATTTCGTTGATCACCTTTTGCAGTTCCTGCAGTATTACCCTCAATGCAGGTAACTGTTCCATCTCCATTGTTAGATACAACAATACCTACGTGAGAAATCCTATCTACACCATCTCCTGGAAAATCAAAATAGGCTATGTCTCCTGGTTTTGGAGAGGCATCTTTTGCATCTACCCAGGTGCCCATTTTTCTAAACGCAGTTGCGCCAGCCACAGTTGAGACGGTATTAGGAACCTTTACACCTGCCTGATTTGCACACCACATAACAAATGAGCCACACCAAGGTAGAAAGTCTGCCTTAGTAAATTTGCCATACTTAGTCTCATTATCTTTTGGACCTTCAATTGTGCCAACTTCTTTTTCAGCAACCTCAATAATGGCTGCTGCTGTTCCTTTGTCTGCCATATGGCTCCTTTCGTAAAAGGCTATTGTCTCAGTGTGATAGGTTTGGCACATGGCAAAAATCGTAGAACTAACAAAAGATGAGATTCGAGTCTGTGCCCAGTTGGGCATGGAACGCTGGTTAATGAAGTGGGGCAGTGAAGATCGCCCTAACTATGCTGAAGGCAAACGCCAAGGTTGGCTAGAGTATGAGTTAAACGCAAACATTAGATCAAATGTTGCAGAGTATGCGGTTGCTAAACTTTACAAAATGCCATGGACAGTTCCTTGGTATACAAATGAAGAGCATAAGAATCGTATAGATCATCCAGATGTTGGACAAAATATTGAGGTTCGTTGTGTTAGAACTAAAGATGCTATCCCTGTATGGAGTAAGGATGTAAATAAGAACGCCATAATTGTTGGCACTAGAATTTACGACCTAGAGTACTTTTCTTCAGTAGAGATATATGGCTGGCTACCAGTATCAGAGTGTCAGAGAGATGAGTGGTGGTCGCAAGAAAAATCAGGAACTTGTTGGAGAGTTCCAGTAGATCAGTTTAGGGACGGAATACCTTCACTTATTGAAACTGCTTAAAGTGTCCAGGGTGAATATTAGTAGGAACATACTCTTTGCCCATACGATCTTCGTAACTTCCTTTATCAGTAAAGTTAGTAGTCATTGCTAAGTGATTACCTAAGAAGTTTTCTTTTCGTTCACCTAATCCTGGCTGACGATAAACTGTTACGGGCACATGGGAAACGCCCTCTGCCATTGCAGCCTCTAATCTATGGTGACCCTCACCAACAACGCCCCACTTATTAGCGTGATCATATGCAACCATAATTGGATTGTTAATACCTTTGCCACTCTTAATATCGGCCCTAATTCCAGAAATAACTTTGCCACTAGAAGGCTGAGCATCAGCACCAAGACGTCTATGTTCCATCAAAGGAATTAGGCGCTCAGTTCTAACCATGCCAGTAGCGCTCTCAGTTGGATCTCCTTCAAGATGACCTTTACCGCCTGCTTTTCTTATCTGAACATTCTCAGGAACAGGCATATTAAACTGTTTTTGATTTAACATTATGCTTTCCACTTCCTTGGTGGATTGTATGTGCGTGTGCGATCTCGGTTATCACTTAACTTAGTGACAGCAGTTACGTGCACGGTGCTGCCCTTCTTAACAGGAACTTCATTCTCCCAATACTCATCGTAGACTTGGTTCTTCTTTAATACATCAGGACGAGTTTCACGACTCTTTTTAGCCACCTGTCCTTCAATTACAACACCAGGTCCACGCCGAATAGGATTTCTTGCAAAGCCGACGGCTCTCTCTGGATCCTCTGTCCAATGCATGCCGAGGGGTTTTTTTACATCGGTAGTAAAACTTAAACCACGATAAAGAGTATGAAACTGTTTAGGAGATAGATTACTCATCTTCTTCCTTTGGTTCAGATGTTTTGCGTTTCTTCACGTTGTAACCTAATTTTGGTCCTTGCATCAAATCTTTAATTCCCTCAGCACTCGCCATCTGTGTTTTATTTAAGTTGTTATTAACCCATGCAGCAATGTAATCAGCACCGCCCTCTTCATTTACATCTTTAACTTTAAACCTTTCCTGAACGGACTTTTTTCCGTAAGAAGATCTAGAGTAACCACTCTTTGAAAAAGCCTTCTTCTTCATTTCTTATCCTTGGGAGTAAAGTGATCATGAGGCTCGCCAATGCCAAATTGTCCTTGATCATGTAGGTGTTTGTGAAAATCAAGGCGAGTCTTATGTGAGCCATCTTCATTAGGTGTAGACATAAATGCATTAGACTCTTCAAAGGTCATGGCATGCTTATGATACTTTAGGGAGTGCCAGTCAACTTGCCACTTATCTGTTGGATGTGGGATCCACTTCTTATTACTCATATAGACATCCATCCCGCATACTTAGCATCAGGATTATCTATATGCCATTGCTTCATTAAGTTATTTTGTTTTTGCCAGTTAGTGTCGTGAGTATCAAGACCGCACTTAGGGCACAGAGTTACGCCCATACGCTTATAGACATGCTCACACATGGTTGTCATGGGTTCACCTGTCTCTTTGCTATTAATTCATCAAAATCTTTAATCTTCGTGCCGCCACCATATGTCCAAGCATAACCTTCATTGATTAGTTTCTGATTAAGCGACACATCTGCACCGTCTAA